TCGAGTGGGGCAAGGAGCACCTACCGGAGATCTATGCCGGTTCGGGTGGCGTGCGTCAGTATCAGTCGGCCACCGCGATTTACCTGCCGGATGGTGGGGAAATACGGGCGACGACGTCTGGTGCGGCGTCGAAGGATGGTGGCAAGGAGACCTTCGCTGTTGCGGACGAGACGCACCTGTACGTCCTCAAAGAACTCCGCAACATGTACTCCACGGTTTCCCGCAACCTCTCGAAGAGGAAGATTGCGGAACCGTGGATGCTGCAGACCTCTACGGCGTACCGACCGGGTGAGGAAAGTGTCTTCGAGGTCACGCTGACTGCGTGGCGCAAGAAGGAGTTGTCGGCTCGGGTCTTCGTGGATCACCGCGAGGCCAAGGGCAAGATCGACATCAAGGATCACGACTACACGCTCAAGCAGCTTGAGTACGTGTACGGCGCGTCGGCCGCGTGGCAGGACATGGAACGCAAGTGGCGCGACATGAACGACGTGCGCATCTGTCCCGATGAGGAGACCGCAGCGCGGTACTACCTGAACCGGCCGATGTCGTCCAGGGATGCTTGGATACCCGTCTCGGTAATCGAGCACATGGACGCTTCCAAGCCCGCGACAGAGGAAGACGCGCGCGAACGCCCGCCCGTTGTGGTCGAGCCGGGTACGTCGATCGCGCTTGGTTTCGACGGTTCCCTGAACGACGACTCAACCGTCCTCATCGGCTCCCGAATGTCCGACGGCCTGCTCTTCCCGATCGGGATATGGGCGAAGCCAGCGGGCAACGAGGGACTGTGGTGGGAAGTTCCCCGCTCGGACGTTCTTGCCACGATCCGTGAAGCGTTCAGCCGGTACACGGTGTCCCGCATGTACGCGGACCCGCACGAATGGCGCAGCGACATCGACGACCTGTCTCGCGACTTCGGTGAAGAACGAGTCATCTCCTGGGCCACCTCGAGGTACGTCCCAATGGCCGCAGCGCTCGATCGCCTGCACATTGATCTGCGGACGTCAAACGTGTGGCACTCGGGCGACCCGGTTTTTATGGAGCACTTCCGCAACGCGTACGTAGCCCGTCGAGGTCCGCACCGGCTGGTGCGCAAAGAGAACCCGAACAGTGAACGAAAGATCGACTCGGTAGTTGGGGCAACGCTCGCGTACGAAGCGCGTGCAGACGCCCTAGCTGCCGGGTGGGTGCCGGAAAAACCGAGATCCAAGGTTCGGGTCTGGCGTTGAGAGGAGGTCGGTCTTGGCGACTGAGATGGAAAAGGCCCGAGACCGACTCCGCGCGCGTCTCCTGCGGGAGCAGCGTGACCTAGATGTGAGCGACGCGTACCTTGAGGGTCGTCAGCCTCTCCGGTTCATCGCTCCCACTCTCGAGCGCGAGCTCGGGTATCGCCTCTCTCCGATCGTCGTCAACCTGGCCCGGTTCGCGGTCGAGGTGTACGACAACCGCCTGGACATTGAGGCGTTCCGGTTCCGGGGCGACGAGGTCGCCGACGACGACCTGGGCGACATCTACGCCGCCAACGACGGTGACCTGCTGTCGCAGCAGGCGCACAGCGAAAGCCTCGGCCTGGGTCGCTCGTACGCACTTGTGGGCCCTGGGGACACGGACAGCGACCCGGCTGTCATCACGGCCGAGTCGGCGTTCGAAGCAATCCACGAGGACGACCCGGCGAACCATTCCGTGTTGCACGGCATCAAGCAGTGGTCGGACGCGGACGAAACCCGATGGGTGACCTACTACCACCGCGACGGGCGTGCCACCTGGTACAGCAAAAAGGGCGAAACCTGGAAGCAGGACGAAGGCCTCACCGTCACGGACGACTTTGGTCTGTGCGCGTTGGTCCCCCTTCCTCATCAGGCGCGTTTGCTCGGCCGCACGGTTCGCAACGTCGACCAGCGTCTTGGGCGCCCGGTCTTCGCCGACATCATCCCCGTCCTCGACGCGCTCAACAAGATCGCGTCCGACATGATGGTGTCCGCCGAGTTCCACGCCCTCCCACGACGGTGGGCGACGGGACTGCAGGAAGATGACTTCGTCGACGAGAAGACGGGCAAGCAGCTCGAAACGTTCTCGATGATCGCGGGTCGGCTGTGGGCAACCTCGGCGTCGCGCAAGGATGCCGAGTTCGGGCAGTTCCCCGAGGCGAGCCTTGAGAACTTCCACGCGACGATCAAGATCCTGACGCAGGTCGTGGCGATGCAGTTGGGTCTGCCCTCCCATTACCTGACGTTCATGGGTGACAACCCGCCGTCGGCGGATGCGATCCGATCCTCGGAGGCGCAGCTTGTCAAGCGCGCAGAGCGGCTGCAGCGGGCGTACGGTGCCCGTTGGCGGCAGATCATGCGACTCGCCCTCCTGAACCAGGGCGCACGTCAGAGCGGCGACCTCGCCCCCATTGAGGTTATCTGGCGCGACCCGTCGACCCCGACGATCTCTCAGAAGGCGGACGCGATCACGAAGCTCGTCACCACGACGGACTCCGCTGGCCGCTCCATCATCCCCGTTGAGCAGGCTCGTGAAGACCTCGGCTACGGGGCCGGCGCGCAGTCACGCATGGCGGATTGGGATCTGTCGGCGCGGCAGGATCCGCAGCTCGAAGCGGCGATGAGGAGTCTCGAGAATGCTCCCGGAAGCGGCGGCTGAGCAGTACACGGCACAGCAATCGATCGCCGGAGTCACCGTCGCGTCGATCAACCGGCTCTGGTCGCGCATGGGCGAAGACTTCGACACATCCTGGGCCGGTATCCGTGGCCAAGTCATCAGTGTCGCGGAGACCGGACGGGTGGCGACGGTTAACACGGCGCTCCCGTACACCGCGGCTGTCCTCGCCGAGACAGGTATGGACGCGCCGGCCGAGGGTCGCTTGGACGGGCGTAGGTTCCTGTCATCTGCCCCCGACGGACGCACAGTATCTGGCCTCTTCGATCAGGCGCCGATCAAGGCCAAGCTGGCGGTGGCAGGCGGGGCGAGCACTGCCACCGCCTTGTCCTCGGCGGGTTCGTGGTTGTCGACCACGGCGCTCACGCTGATGGCCGACACCCGCCGCGAGGTCTACGCGGCCGACATCATCCAACGTCCAGCGGTGAGCGGGTACGTGCGGATGTTGAACCCGCCGTCGTGCAGTAGGTGCATCATTCTGGCGGGCAAGTGGTTCCAGTGGAATACCGGTTTCCGGCGCCACCCCCGATGCGATTGCCTGCATATTCCTGCGGCCGAGAATGCTTCTGGGGACATGCGAACCGACCCCTACGCAACTTTTAAGAGCATGTCTGCTGAGCAGCAGGATCGGGTTTTCGGCCGGATCAACGCGAAAGCGATCCGGGACGGTGCGGACATCTACCGGGTCGTGAACATCGAACAACGTGGGCTCGCCACTGCCAAAGCCGCGAAGAAGTACGGGACACCGTCCCGGCTGACCGTGGACGACATCTACCGCCGCGCCGGGACTCGGACGAACGCGATACGCATGATGCGTGAAGAGGGCTATATCCTCGACCGCGGACAAGTCGTCGCCCCGCTATCCCCGGGAGTCCGGACGCGGGAACAGATCCTCGCGGCGGGTCGCGGTCGCGGTGTCGTGACCATTGAGGGCAGGCGGGTCACCACTGCCCGCGCGGCACGGTTCGACGCCGCGCAGAGCGGTGTCCGCGACCCGTTGAACCGGTCGACGATGACAGCGGCGGAGCGGCGTCTCTATGACGCGAACTACCGTCTCGACTACGCGCTACGCACAGGACGCATACCGCAGTCGATCGGGGCGAACAGCGCGCGCCGCGGCACCGTCGAACGTGTGGCGACGCCGGAGGACATCGCGAAGTACCGCCGCGAGGTGGCTCTTCAACTCAGCGAGGCAAGAGATCCGAAGTCTCCTGAGTCACTGCGCCGAGTAGCGCGCGCGCTGGGCCTCATCTCCTGAACTTTCCACCTGTTGGTGGTAGCGCTACGCGAGCGTTTCGCGGGTACGGCCGACGGGCCATAAGCGGAGGCCGACGGGCCGTAATCGGAAGGCACAACTCAGTCATGTATCGCAACGCATTCGGGCAGCTCATGTCTCCCTACCTCCGCTTCGCCGACGGCGATGGTGGCAGTGGCGGCGGCAAGGAGTTCACCCCGCCCGCAACGCAGGAAGACCTCGACAAGCTCATCAACGGCGCTGTCGCTCGCACTCACAAGCAGTACGAGGGCCATGAAGACCTCAAGGCGAAGGCGCAGAAGTGGGAAGCCCACGAAGCCGCCAATGCCAGCAAGGAAAAGCCGGAGGGAAAGCCCGAGGCGCTGGGCGACGCCGACGTGCAGAAGCGCATCGACGAAGCACTTTCCGCGGAACGAGTTCGCAGCGGGTCGAAGCTCGTCAGCATCGCCCTCGAGAAAGCTCTTGAGGGTCGCGACTACGCACCGAGCAAGCTGCTCGGGTTCGAACGCAGCGAGTACGTCACCTCAGACGGTGACGTCGACACGGCGAAGCTCAACGACTGGGTGAAAGCCAACACCACCGAAGCCACTGTCCAGCGGCGACGCGACCCCAGCCAGGGAGCGCGCGACGCACGGACGGACGGCGGATCGGTGCAATCCGGCCGGGAGCTTTTCGAAGCACGGCGCGGCAAGAAGTCCACCACCTAAGAAAGGAACCGGCTATGCCTCGCATTCAGAGCGAGAACGTCTACTCCGGTGACATGTCTTGGCTCGGTTCGGCTCACGGCATCGGCAACGCCCGTACGGAGACGATCGACATCTCGGCATTCACCGCCAACACTCACTACCCGAACGGGTTCATCCCCGCGGGCACCCCCGTCGCGATCGTCGGTGGCCTCGCGGTCCCCTACGACGTCGCCGCGGGCACCACCACCGGCGCCGGCATCCTCGCCGGTTTCGTCCTCACCGACCAGAAGGTCGTCGGAACGACCGACTTCGGCGCCCCCGTCCTCGACCACGGTCGCATCAACGTGTCTAAGGTGCCGTTCGCGAGCTTCGCGAAGCCGGCAACCGCCAAGGACGCCACGACCTGCGTCTTCGCCTGAAAGGAGTAGCGAACAATGGCACTTTGGGCTGACATCATCGACCCCGCCGAACTGACCGGCTACGCACGCGCCTCGCTCTCCGAGTACGAAGCGAACCGCGGCACCCTCGCTCGGTACCTCCCCAACCGTGAGGTTCCGGACATCGTCGCCCGCTTCGTCGCAGGCAGCACCGGTCTCGTCGAGGCCGCACGCTTCCGTGCATACGACGCGGAGACCGAGATCGGGAAGGGCCCCGAGGGTAAGCGCGTCACCCTCGAGCTCCCCGCCGTCGGCAAGAAGATCCCCGTTTCCGAGTACCAGCAGCTTCGGCAGCGGAACTCGGCCGACGACACCGTCCGCAACGCGATCCTGAACACGACCGACAACGTCGTGCGCGCGGTCGCTGACGCGATGGAACGCCTGCGCGGAATCGTCCTGCAGACCGGTCGCGCGACCATCAACCCGACCAACTTCGGTGGCAAGTTCCAGGCGGACGACGACTTCGGTCGCGACGCCGGGCACACCGTCACCGCCGCGGCGGCATGGTCGGGAACCAGCGTGGACATCCTGAGCGACCTGCAGTCGTGGACCGACACGTACATCGCTGCGAACGGCGTCGCCCCCGGGTCGATCCTGACGAGCACTCGTGTGGCTCGCGCGATCGCGAAGAACGACGCGTTCAAGACGCTCCTCGCGGCTGGCGGTTCCCGTCCGGCCACGATCGAGCAGGTCAGCGACACTCTCGAGGGCGCGGGTCTTCCCCGCATCGAGACGTACGACCGTCGCGTCAACATCGGCGGTACCAGCACGAAGGTCATCGCGGATGACCGTCTGCTGTTCCTGCCCGCACCGGTCGACCCCAACGACTGGCAGGCCACTGAGCTCGGCGCGACGTTCTGGGGTCAGACCCTCACGTCCACCGACGAGCGGTACGGTCTCGCCGAGTCGGACCAGCCGGGCATCGTCGTCGGTACCTACCGCAACGAGACGCCCCCGCTGATCGCTGAGGTCATCTCCGACGCAATCGGCATGCCCGTCCTCGGCAACGCCAACCTGTCGCTCTCGGCGGACGTCCTCTGATGGCCGGCAAGAAGGTTCTCGCAACCACCGTCCACGTAGACGGGAAGGTGTACGCCGCTGGTGATTCGGTCCCGGCCGATGTCGCAAAGCAGATCACCAACCCCAAGGCGTGGGCCGACACCGAGGAGTAAACGATGTGGCCCGAGACGAAACTCACTGACCTCGAAGCTCGTTGGCGCCTGCTGACGGATGAGGAGGGCGACGTCGCGGCCACTCGAATCGGTGACGCGGAGGCGGAGCTACGCGCACAGCTTCGCCTCCGCGGCATCACCGCACCGCCCACTCTCGGCGACGCGCAAGACGCGGTCGACTGGGCGCGGCGGTACAAGGCCACCGTCGTCGAGATGGTGCGCCGCTACATGCAGAACCCTGAGGGCTGGTCGTCGCAGTCCGAGACGGGCGACGATTACTCGTACACGAATCGTCGTGACGGCGGAGCCGCTACCGGCGCCCTCTACGCCACCGACGAGGAAGTGTCACGGCTCATCCCGGAGGCGCGCATCCGTCGCGGCGCATTCAGTATCCGGCTGGGCGCGACGTGACCCGCGACTCGGTCATCGCCCGCGGTCGCGCCTTCTCCGAAGCCTCGTTCACGGACACGTTCACCGTCTACCGCGCGACGGGTGAGACGACTCTCGACCCGGTGACGTTGGCCGAGTCGAAGGTGTACGCGACCGTGGTGAAGCGTGTGCGGGGGAAGTTCAAGGCGTCCGGTGCGGATAACCGTGACGCGCAGACCCCGGGCATGAAGGTGGCGGAGACCGGCCTCGAGTGGCACACGTCACTGAACGTGCGGGGGATCCTCACGGACGACGAGGTCGAATGCGTCGCTGTGGACCCGGTGACGGGTGACCCGGACAACGTGGGCCGGCGGGTTCGGGTGACGGGCCCGTTCATCAAGTCGATCGCGACCGCGAGGCGGTTCCGGGTGTCTGATCTGACGTAGGAGGCATCGTGGCGGACTTCGACTTCTCCGATTTCAAGGAGCTTGCCGCGGACTTCGACGGTGCCGCCGCGGTCCTGCAGAAGAACGCTGTCACCGCGGTCAAGGTCACGTGCCTCAAGACTAAGCAGACGTGGCGCGACAAGCTCAAGGGATCCTCGACGCTCCCCGGCCTGCCGTACGCGGTCGACTTCGACGTGGACGAACTCGTCGGGCGCATCGAGGCTGAGGTGGGGTTCAACAAGGGTCGCCGGCAGGGCGCGCTGGGTAACGTTAGCGAGTTCGGTACGCCGACGGTCGGGCCCCGAGGCTTTGGCCTGGCATCCCTTGAGGAAAACCTGGACGACTTCGTCACCGGGCAGGAGAAAGCCCGCGACGATGCGCTTAAGAAGCTGGGTGGGTGATGCTGCAGCACACGACCCGGGTCGAAGATCGGGTGAAGATGGTTCCCGCCCTGGCGTCTAAGACACATGTCGGCCAGGTACCCAAGACTTCGGCAGGCGCTCTAGTCGCTCGCCCGTATGCCGTCATCTACCCGGCGGACGGAATCGACACGCAAGACCGGTTCACTGGCGGTCGCCGCGTTCAGCATCCATGGTTCATGATTCACATCGTCGGTGACACGTACCGATCAGTGGCAACCATCGTGGCCGAACTCAAGGCGCTCTTTGTCAGAGACGGTTTCGCTATCCCCATCGAGGTCGAGGGGGAAATCACACGAAACCAGCTCTGGTCAAGCCCCGAACCTATCCAGTGGGACAAAGACACCACGCCCGCGGTCGCATACCAGGTCATTGAGCTTTCCTTCGACAGCGAGCCGATCGGCTCGTAGACCACGACCTACCAAGCCCTCGATTCGTCGGGGGCTTTTCTCATGCCCCCTCTCTGCTCCCTGAGAGGTAACCGAAGCCCCGGTTGTCGGGGAGACGAAAGGAGAGAGCATGCCTCTCGAGAACACCCCGGCATCCAGCCAGTCCGATGGCCGGTACCGGATCACGTACGTCCCGACCGGCTCGAACGCCAAGTCGGTCGCGATCCTGAACGGAGCCACGGCGAAGCCCATCACCTATGGCCTGACGCAGGACGGGTGGAACCACTCGACCACGCAGGCGACAGCCGAGGACAAGCGGCTCACCCTCATCCAGGATCTCTCCCGACCCGGCAAGGTGTCGGAGACCCTTGAGGTGAAGGCGGTCGCGTCCGCTGACGTGGACTCGGCAGATCAGATCCTCCTGGGCCTGTCCGTGTCGGGCGCCGAGGCGCAGTTCATGGTGCGACGCGCGGTCGCGAACGATGCCACCCATGCCGTCGGGCAGAAGGGCGACCTCGTCACCGGCGTTGTCGGCGTCCGCCGCGCTGACGCTCCCGTGGAGAACGGTGTCGACACGGCTTCGTACACGATCTACATCACCAAGCCCACCGAACGTCAGGTTGCGCTCGTCGCCTGATCCCCTCTTCCTGTGGCGGGGTACCCTCACCGCCCCGCCACAGGAACCCCCTGCTGGTGAGGAAGGAATGGTGAGGCATGACTGTGGACATCAAGGCGTTGATCGCCAAGCAGAAGGCGCTGCTCGAGACCCCGACGACGGACACGGTAAACGTGCACCTCGCGGGCGAGCTCGTTCCGGTAGAGGTGGCGCGTCTGCTGCCGGTGGCGTGGCAGGAGCTCACCGGGGCGAACCCTCCCCGGAAGAACAACGCCGCGGACACCAACGTCGGCTACAACCAGAACGGGGTGCCCCGGGCCTACCCCGCTGACCATCTCAAGGTCGACGGCGAGGACATCGACCAGGAGACCTGGGCCGACCTGTACGACTCCCTCGACGTCACCAACCGGCACAACCTGCACACGGTGATGTGGGGCACGAACGTCTACGCCGGCATCTCGCAGCTGAGGGCACTGGGAAAAGCGCCAGCGGACCAGCAGTCCGCATCGCAAGGGAACAGGGCATCTCGCCGCGGCGCCTCCAAGGCTGGGAACCCGCCGAAGTAACGACCTTCGTCTATGGCGAAGACGGGCGACTGACGCACGCTGTCACTGTCCGCGAGTCGGAGTACAGCGTCGGCGACCAGGCGGCCATCCTCGCAGACTGGGAAGACCAGCAGCGGCCTCGGAACGCGCTCGGGATACCGCTCGACGAGGCGACCGACCCCGCACACCAGTACGACTGGGTGACTCCGCTTCCACGTCGCGACTACGCGATGTCGACGCTCGCGAAGGATCAGGAGACGTACAGGAAGTTGTACCCCTCGGCTGATACGGACGCTCTCATTTGGGCTTCGAAGCGTCGGGACGCTACCCCATCCGAGCCCATGAGCGGCGAACCGACAGCGACATGACAGTGAGCACGGCGGCGAAGATCACGAGGATCACGCCCGTGCCGAACATGCCGCCGATCATGAACCCGATGCCGGCTATGGCGGCTATGGCTGCCAGCGCGCCGAACAGCACGTAGACGACCAGCACGAACGTCTTCACGGCGACTCCATCCCTTTGGTGTTCACACCATACCTACCCGTGAGGGGTGTCAGCGTGGTCGATCGCACAGTCAAGGTGTCGTACAAGGTTGCCTACGAGGAGTTCGTCGAGGGCAACCGGAAGGCCGCGCAGGCTGTCCGTGACGTGGGTACAGAGGGCGAGAAACTGGCCCAGACGAGGGAAGCGCTGAACACTCTCGGCACGGCTGGTGTCGCGGCTGGTGGTCTTCTCGCCGCGGGCGTGGGTGTTGCGATTGCCAAGTTCGCCGAGTTCGACCAGGCGATGTCGAACGTCCTCGCTACCGGTAAGGACGCTCGAGACAACCAGGCGGCTCTCCGCGATGCGGCCATCGAGGCCGGCGCTTCCACAGTGTTCTCTGCCACGGAGTCCGCCAACGCGATCGAGGAGATGGCGAAGGCCGGAATCGACGCGAAGGACATCCTCGGCGGTGGTCTCGCCGGTGCTCTCGACCTCGCTGCAGCGGGTGGTCTCGGTGTCGCTGACGCGGCCGGTATTGCCGCCACCGCGCTCAAGACGTTCAAGCTCGAGGGCACCGACATGTCGCATGTGGCGGACCTCCTCGCCGCCGGTGCTGGCAAGGCCATGGGTGACGTGTCGGACCTGTCTCAGGCGCTCGCTCAGGGCGGGCAAGCCGCAGCGCTGACGGGGCTCTCGATCGAGGAGACCACGGCATCCCTGGCGGCGTTCGCGTCGCAGGGTCTCCTCGGGTCCGACGCGGGCACGTCGCTCAAGACGATGCTGCTCAGCCTCAACCCTACGACCGAAAAAGCCGCCAGCCTGATGGACGAGCTCAACCTGCGCGCGTTCGACCAGCAGGGTCAGTTCATCGGTGTCGCCGCCTACGCGGGCAAGCTGCAGGCTGCCCTCGGTGACATGTCTGCTGAGCAGCAGTCCACGACCCTGAAGACCATCTTCGGGACGGACGCGTACCGCGCCGCCGCCGTGATGCTCGACGAGGGCGAAGCGGGCATGCGCAACTGGATCGCCGCCGTCGATGACAGCGGGTACGCGCAGGAGGTCGCCGCCCAGCGACTCGACAACCTCATCGGCGACTGGGAAGCATTCAACGGAGCCCTGGACACCGCCTTCATCTCCATGGGTGAGGGCGCCAACGGACCCCTCCGGTTCCTCGTGCAGACATTGACCGAGTTGGTCGACGGTTTCAATGAACTGCCCTCGTGGGTGCAGCAGGGGACGCTCGCCGTCGCGGGACTGTTCGCAGCAGTCGGGCTCCTCGCGGGCGGTCTACTGCTCGCCATCCCAAAGATCGCTGAGTTCCGCGTCGCGATGGACACGCTCAACGTGTCACGCGGGCGGGTGGCGACCGGTCTAGGCTCCTTCGTTCGATTCCTGGGTGGCCCCTGGGGTCTTGCCATGATCGCGGCGACCGCATCCGCTATGGCCTTCAACGCCGCGATCGAGGCCGGCGTGCCCTCGCAGGCGAAGATCACCAACTCCGTCAACAAGACCGCCAGCGCAATGGACATGCTCCGCGCCGCATCTGAGCGTGGCAAGTTCGAGCAGAACGCGTTCGGCGACTACAAGGACGCGCTCGAAAACCTTCCCGGTCTGCTCGATCGCGCCACCGAGGCCGGATGGCGTTGGGCCGAGCTGTCCTTCAACGAGCAGGGCGCACTCGACTCGCTCAAACGACTGGGTGATTCCCTCGGGGAGATGGCGGCAACTAACCTGCCGGCGGCTCAGCAGGCATTCTCGAAGCTGGTTGGCGAATTCAACTTGACTGACGCGCAGGCGTCGCAGCTTCTCAACGAGATGCCCGCGTTGCGGGACGAGTTGCTCCGGCAAGCTACCGCTGCCGGTGTTGTGGCTGACGATCACACCCTTCTGGGTATGGCTCTCGGGGAGACGTCGTCGGCTTCGGAGAAGTCCGCCGGGACGGCGCAGTCGGCCGCGGGGGCATACCTCGAGGCCGCGAATGGCGCCGCCACCCTGGAAGACGAGCTCAGCACCCTCATCGACAAGATCATGGAGGCGAACGGCGTCGGTCAGGACGCGGTCAGCGCGAACATTGATTACCAGGATGCTCTAGCGAAGGTCGATGAGACCATCCAGAAGGCAAAGGACGGGGTGGAGGGCTACGCCCTCAGCCTCGACCAGGGCACACAGGTGGGTCGAGACAACCTCAGCATGCTGAACGATCTGGCATCGTCTTCGCAGAACGCGGCTGACAAGCAGTTCGCGCTTGATGGCAACACGCAGAACTACCGTTCAAGTCTCGAATCGGGGCGGCAGGCACTGATCGACCGTGCCCGTGATCTCGGTTACAACGCCGACCAGGCGAGTGCTCTTGCGGACCAGATCTACCGCATCCCCACTACGCGTGAGGTCGAAGTGATCGCGAAGACGCAGGCCGCCGCCGAGCGAGCACAGCAGTTCGCGAACCTGTGGGAAAGCATCAAGAACCGCACGGTCACGCTCACAATGATCGGATCCACGCAGATCGGCGGAGGCACGGCACCTCTCAACGCGTACGGGTTCCCGTCGAGCGCGAACGGCAACGTCTTCGACTACCAACGCGGCATGGTCGAACAGTTCTCGTCAGGTGGGTTCGCCGGCACTGGCATCTACGCGGGGCGCCCCGGCTCGATCCACAAGTTCGCTGAGCCGGAGACGGGTTGGGAAGCGTACATCTCGGGCAAGCCGTCCGAGCGTGCCCGCAACGTACGCATCTGGGAAGCCACGGGTAACCGTCTCGGCGTGAACGGTGGACAACCGGTCAGCGTGAGCGTCGCCGCGCCGGTGGTGAACATGCCGGACAGCTTCGTTCTGCTGCTCGAGGACGGCACCCCGTTGCGCGGGTATGTGCAGGCTCAGGCGGCGTCGGTTGTGAAGGGTTCGTCGATGCGCACTCCGGGGAGGCGATGAATGGCTATCACCGCTGACCTTGTTGGTAGTGAGACTCCGCAGCGTGTGCAGATCGTGGTGTCGGCTACGCCGTCCGGTCAGTCGTGGACCCTCTACGGGTCAGCGGGCGATCTTGAATGGGTCGTTCCCGGCGGGATGGGGGTGGGTGACGGTAACCAGCTCACCCTCATCGACAACCGGGGCCCGCTGAACACCCCGATCACGTACCGGTTCGTCGCGAACACGACTCAGACGGCGCCGCCGATCACGCGTGTGCAAGCGTTGGGTGACGCGGTGATCCAGTCGCTCGACGGTCAGACGACGGTCGTGGTGAACATGCAGGACGGTTCTCAGAACTGGGAGCTGCAGCCGAATCAGCAGTTGTTCCGGATCCCGAACCGGCGGAAGAACGTTGCAAGGTACGCCGCCACCTCGGATCAGGTTGGTCAGGTCATCTTCAAGGCGCCGTTTTCGGTGACGCCGGTCGTGGATGGGTTGTTCGCGACGGGTCAGCCGTTGCTGCTGTTGTTCACCGCGCCCGCGTTGGACTTGCCGTTGGTGCTGTTGTTCATGCCGACGGGGGTGTCCTCCACCGGGTCGGTGGTGACGAGCATCCGCGAGTGGGTTGTCCCGTACGTCCTGGTCGATGACCCGTACCTGGACGTGCGTCTTGGTGCGTTCTCCTGGGACTACTTCGATCAGGTGTGGGCTGGGAAGACCTGGAACGATTTCGACGCGTTCATGTCGGGTCGGTCGTGGAACGAGTTCGATTCGATCGACTGGTCGACGGTGTAGGAGGTTCCGATGCGCCCTGGGCCGTCTTCTCGGGCATTGTCAGCCGCCGCATCCTGGGGATGCAAGATCTCCTCGTGGCTCGGCTCCACACTGCTTGAGGATGAGATTCCGGTCACTTCGGGGCGGGTGTCGGCGGTTGCGGATCAGCAGGTGCCGGAGACGTTGCGGTTCACTGTTCCCCGGTTCACGGTCGAACAGGGGCGCACGGTCGATTGGCGACCGGCAACCCCGGATGCCCCGTTGGCGAAGAACGGGCAGATCCTCGACGTGACGATCACGTCCGAGGGTGTGGATTCTCGTATCGGGCGGTTCTTGCTGACGCAGTGGCAGGAGAACGGCGGCGAGATCGACGTC